TCTTCCTCTACTTCTTGAGAACCATCCCATCTTGAGCCAGTAACTCCTAGTCTATAACTTTCATATAAAGTATTATCTGCGTCTGCTGTTCCCTTTTTTCCTACAGACATATTTCCGCCTTCAATATTATAATCTCCTGTCGCTGTGTCTCCGTCGTTTTTTAAATAAGAATCATCATTTGAAATTGCATTTATAGCCCTTGCTTCTGTAAAATATAAATTATTGCTTCCTTCTTCTAAATCGTCAGTAGTTATATTATGAGTCCCCTGTTTAATCTCATTTTTTACGCCTGAAAGATTAGGGATATAAATCTCCTCTCCTCTTCCTGTCTGAAATGGTGTACTCTGTCTTTTCTCTGCTTTGATAGGGTCTTGTTTTCTGCCGCTTCCTTGTCCGCCCATTTTAATCTAATCCCTCTTTATATTTATCTAAAACTAAACTACGGGTGGCGGGGGTGAGGCGGTCTTTAGTGCCCTCTTGTTTAGTTGTGCCAGCTATTAATCCCTCTTCGCTGGGATAATCTCTTTTAAGCTCTTTTTCGCCTGTCCTTATATTGCTAGCTACCTCTACCATAAAAGTATTAAAGAATTAGGGTTTTTATTTTTTTTGTTTTTTCTTCTTATTTTCTGCTATCTTATCTAAAACGTTTTTTTCCTCTTGAGGCTCTTCTTTTGGCTGCTCTGGCTTCTCTAAATTAGGATATTTTTTAAGAATATCATCTATTATGTCTTTCCTTTTATTAGCTCTCGCCTTACTTAAATCGTCTAGAAGTCCAGCCTTACTCATTTTAAGTCTGTGTATTTGTTATAAGATTGACGCATTTAGGGCGGTCTAGTGTTGCCACGCCTTCAGCCCAAATTCTTATTTTTGTTCCTATGCCTTTCTCTTCAATAAGTGCGGTCTGCAATTCTCCAAAACTATACCAACTTACCGCTTTTTGAGGAATTACAACACAAGCCTTATCCGATGTAACATTATTTGAGACCATAACCTTTAAGCCTAAAATCTCCATTACTACTCCGTCTTTTAATCTTTCAGAAGCAAAACTAGGAATACTAGAGCCTTTTCCGTCTATTAGCCAATTCATTAAAGACCTATGGTCTTTAGGGCTTAATAGAAAAACCCCGCCGTATTTCTGCGGGTCGTAACCTGAATTAACTCTTATATTTTGAACTGCTTCCATAATATCTTCTACTATATTGACATCTGTATAACTTTCAGTGTCCCAAGCTGCAGCCGAAGCATTAGAATTTATCTCGCTTGGGCTCTGGTCTTCTGTCATTACGTCCCAGATGTCCCCGTCTATGTTATAAGCTATCCTGTAAGTTAAATCTTCAATATATACGCTTAAAATATTGACATCATTATCTTTTAAGTCTTCTTGTGGAATCATCTCACTATCTAGCATATATTTTTTTGTATTAGTTGTATTTCTAGTAAAAGATTGATGAACAATAAAAGGGGCTGCTCCATATGCTACGTTTGAAGTATCCCCACTATTTGCTTCTGCTACAGGTGAAGTAGCTGTTTTTTGATACCATCTAATCTCTCTGTTTGAAGTTGTCCTATTGAAACATAGTTTTTTGAAAATTAGAGCTTCATCTAGATATGAAACTGCGTATTTTTGAACATTAAGTCCTCTGATGTCTGCTTGTCCTGCTTTATCTGCCATTTTAACTATATGCTGTATTGTTGCACGCTGGGTTTAACATAACCCTTATTTTAGTTGCTGCTCCGCTGTGGTCTTCTAGAGCTACCCCTAGAGTTTTAGAGCCTACTGCTGTTGCTGTTGCAGCTGTGACAATATTAGCTCCTGCTGTGCTTGAGCTTGTAGCTACTGCCTGCCCAGCTGTTACTGACCCACTACAATAAACATCAAAAATTCCGTTAATATAAACCGCGCATTTTGTTTTCCCGTCATTAGCGATTTTTTCAGTTTTTAAAATTCCCGCTATGTAGTCCTCGTCTCCGTCAGAAAGAGCAGCGGTCATATCATCTGAAAGTTTAAGGATTGCTCCTTGTTCTATTCCTGTCCCGTCTGCGCATTTAAAATTAATCGCTGGTGTAAATTCTTGTATTGAAACCGCTTCGTTTGCCATAACCTACACTAGAAAACAGACTTTAAAAACTTTTCGTTATTCGTTTAACCGAATAACTTACCCTCTTTGTAGAATTGCCAGAGCTTGATAAATATAAAAATTGCTACATACACCCTTATTTCTAGTGGAGAAATCATTAAATACCCTCGTGAGACCACCCCGCCCACTCGCCGCTTTTTTCTACAATATCTTTATCATATCTTACACCTATAGGGATAAGTCCCATTTGTAAATCTAAAAGCGGAAACCCCTCTTTTTCTTCAAATTCAGGAATAGGCTCCAAATCTAAAACTTTCCTGATAAGATTTAAAGGTTTTATTCCCATAATAGATTTATTTAAGTCTCTTTTCCCGTATTTCTCGCCTTTTTTAAATCTTAAAGCTGTTAAAACTTGGTTTTTATATTCTCTAGGAAATACAAATTCCACAAATCCAAAAGGTAAAACTCTTATTTGAGTTTGCATTAAAATATATTTCTCCTCGTCTCCTTTCCAAATTTTTAAAGGAAGTTTAGAATAATTTAAATCATTTAGAAACATATCAATATTATTCTTTATTCCATAAGGTATAAAGACAGCGTGCATTTTTATTCATTAAAAGAAGTCCTTTTCCCCTCTCTCATTTCTCTCTCTAATCTCTCCCTAAATTCCTGTGGGCTCTCCTCTTCTTTTTTCTTAGGCTCTTCGTGTTTTGTCTCTCCGCCTAGTTTATCATAAGCCTTGACCTCTTTAAGTTCTGTGAGGTTTTTCTCTAGCCTCTCGTTCTCTGCCTTTAATTCCTCTAGCTGTTGCTTCTGCTCTTCTCTTTCTTTCTTCTTTTCTTCTTCCATTTTATCCTTGCATTAAATGAGTTTGAGTTCTTAAGTGGAATTCTATCTCTTCTAAGAGATATGTTTGTCTCCTTAAAAGATTGACGACTTTATCATCAAAATCCTTCAGTTCTCTTAACTCTTTAATAAGTGTCTTTATTCCAAACATAGAAACTAAAAGAAACACTTATTTATAAATCTTTCGGTCGGGGGCGGGGTTAGGTGATTCGCGGTCTGACTTTCTTAGTCAGACTTGTCAGAGCTCTGACAACCCACTTTAAGAAAAAGTGGGCGCGATATTACCTAACAGGAATTAAATTAAACCAAATACAATTAAAAAAGCCATAATCCACCAGAAAAGATTATCTCCCATTATTCCCCCCTCTGCCGTGCTTTAGTTAAATCTACGGGCTCTATATATCCCTCTTGTTCTAGTTCTCTTAAATAGTTCTGTAATTCATAGTCGCTTAATTCAGGGATAGCCCCACTTAAAGCGAAACTCTCAACGATTGTTACTTGCTCGTCAATAGTCCTTAATTGGTCTTCAATATCCGCCTCTATATCATAAATCTGTCCGTTCCAACGTAAAGAGGCGCTTTTTATCTTTCCTTGCTGCATTAAAGCGCCTAATCTCTCCACTTCTTCCCTAATATATCTTAATTCATTTAAGCCTTTTCTCCAATCTCCAGCCCCCTCTGTTGCCTGTCCGCCTATTGTTGTTGCCATTTGCCCAATAGTGTTTAAAGCCTGTTGCTGATTATTTATCTTTTCTTTTTTACTAATCCAATCAACAAAACCCTCAATAGATTGAGCCCCAGCGTAAGCTGCCACCCCCCATTTTAAAGGGTCTTTTAATATTCCTTGAACAATTTTAGAGTTTTTTAAAGAGTTCCCAACTTTAACCGCTTTTGCGGGTGAAGCAATAGCCCCAGCGCCCGCCGCCCCAGCTGTGCCTATCGGTAAAGTTCCCGTTAAAACCCCCTCTTCTTTTGCTGCTTGTCCTGAAACCCCCCGCCAGAATCTATTTAAAAAACCTTCCTCTTGTTCTTGAGCTGGTTGTCCTTCTATCTTTGCCTCTTCTGTTTGAATTTCTAAACCTTCGGGCTTAATTAATTTCTCTTTTTGTTGGTCTTGAGTGAGTCCTAGCTCTTTGCTTTGCTCTAGAATTTTCTCTTTTTGCTCTATTTTATCCGCTTCTTTTTGAACCTTGCTTCCTTCTCTTAGTTCTTTTTTAGCTTTAGCCCCCGCCTGTTTATCTGTATATCCCGCCTCCATAAGCTCCCTTTTTCTTTTCTCTCTTTTGCTTATTCTTGCTTGGTTTTCTTCCGTAGTTCTTACTATTTTAGTATCCTTACTATACTTATTCCCGCCTTTTTTTCCGGGATCTTTCATCTCTGGCTTTTTCTTCTTTTTCTTGTCTTCGTCATCTTTTGCCATTTTTAAAAAAACATAGTGCAAGGTTTAGGCTTAATTCCTTTAATTGAGTGCCTATAATCTAATTTATATCTTTTGGCTGCTTCTGTTAAAACATAAGTCCCAAAAAAGACCGCTAAGGGTTTAATATGCAGTGCAAAATCTATATATTGAACAGACGCCCAAATAGAGAAAAAATAAAGTCCTGATAGTATAGCAGCATTACGAGAGACCTTAAATAAAAAATTTAGTTCTTCCGCCATTTTCATTATTCACTCCTAGACGTCCCCGCTTTTAATTCGTTCTGTTGTATTGTTGTTTGTCCTGTGTTCTTCTCTTCATCATCTTGTAAAGTTCCAGAGAGAGACGGCGGGCGATTGAATTTAATTTTGATTGCTAGTTGGTTAAATAAGTCTTGTTCTAAAAGGGTCTGCTCTTCTGTATAAACGGGCTCAAAAGTCATATATCCCACTTTAGAGCTTGCCTCTGAATAATCTGTCGTGTCTGCTATTGCGTTCGGGATTCCTAAACTTTGAGATATTGCTCTATCTAAGTATTCAATCCAACGGATAAAAGCGTCAATAGGCGGAAGGTTATAATCTATAAACTCTGCGTCTCCTTTTTTTGCAGGAATAAGCATAACTTCCCCGTTTTTTATTGCGTCTTTATATTCTGATTTAACTTGATTTAATTTTTTAGTGTCCTCTGCGTCTATATACATCACTCTTATAGTGCTTCTGTGGCTTATTCTTCTCCAATCCTGCATAACCTCTTGTTTTGCTTCTAATTCCCACTTGCACGCCTTCCACGCTGGCGTCCCGTGTATTTCAGAGGCTATCCTATCGTTGCATAAATGAAAAATCTCCTCTCTTTTTCTATTCTTCCACTCTCCACGCTCTAAAACATCATATCTTTTAATCATACCTTTATGATTAACAACAATTCTAACGTTTTTAGGATTTAAAGGTTTAAGGTTTATCAATTCTCCTTTATCATTTCTTATAACCTCTGCGTATGCGTCCCCATTTGTCTTTTTTGTTATAATAAGGTTTGTTATAACGCTTTGGAAACTATCTTCCCCCCAGCCTAGAATATTTCTTAATCTTACTAGGGTTTTATTATCTGTTTTAAAGCCTTTTCCAACTGCCCAACGTGCGAGCGCTCTAATTCTCTCCTTATATGCGGGATTGTTTTTTAAGATTCCTAATCCCTCGCTCCAATAATCATTTAACCAATAAAACTCTTTATCTTGTGCTTCGTCTATATTTTCAAATGGCGTAGAATACTCTAAGTTTGAGCTGTCTAGTTCTGTTTGTGTTGTTTTGTTTATATCTGTCTCTGGCATTTTTATATATCTATTTCAAAAGGAATATAAACCTTAAAAGATGATGGGTTTTTTGTTGTGTCGTTTGTGTCGTCTCCTGTTGTGTATTGCCTGTTTATAGGGTCGTGTAAAATATATAAACCTGTTCCCGTTCCCCAACTTTGAGTATTTCCGTATATTTTAACTTTTAAAATATCTCCTTTTTTAAAATGAGTTCTAGAAATTTCAACAGGAATATTAAAAGTGTAAAAAGTGTCGTGAATATCTGCTTTATTTGAATAAGTCATTAAAGCCCCATATTGAGAGCCTAGCTCTGTATCGTTTTTATAAACGCTTGCTTGAATTTTCCACGTCATGCCCGGGGTCCCTGTAGTATGAATAAAACACGTTCCTCTTATATATGCTTTTCCGTTTATAGTTTTTGGAGTATTAAAAGGCGTTAATTCAAAACTCGTATAAGTGTCTTCTATTGGGGAATGAGTTAAAGTTATATAATCACAATCATTATCTTGATAAAAACCGCCCCCGTCTATTTCTTGGCTTGTTAAAATTGTTTGTGATCCGCTGACATCTACCGCCGCCCCATTAAAAACTTTAACGCCTGTTCCTTCTGCAATATCAAAATAATTATAGCTTGCTATTGCTCTACTTTGAGTTTGAAAGGCGGGATATATAGATTTTGAAACCATTTTTAAGTCGCTCCTAGATAAGTCTTAACTTTGTCTCCTTCAATCTGGTTTAATCCTTGAGCTATTTGAGTTTGAAGAAAATTAAGTCTTAAAGTTGCTTCTGTTGTGCCTATTGCTGCTGGCTCGTAGTTTATAATTTTTTGAGCCACGTATGCGTCACATATTGAAGCTAGTATATACTTACCCGCGTCTTTTAAATTTCCATAATCGTTTATAAAATCAACTCTCGCAGTGTTACACACAAAACTCTCTGCCTCGTTGCTCCATTTTGCTAAAATTGATCCGCTTGTGTTTACATCTGTGTTTGTGTTTGCTCCAGCTGTTGCTATTGCCCCTCCGCTTGTGTGAAGTGTCCAGCTCATTTTATATATAGTATATTTTTAAGTTTAAAGATTTTTCCTTTTTTGCTAGATAATAAGCTCTGACTAAACCCTCTGCAATATGGGTATAAGTTCCAAAAATTCTAACCTTTG